ACAGACGGCCCCGCCATCACGCTGAACCAGCGGTTACGCACGGAATCTTCATGCCAGCGGGTATCGTTGTAGTGCGTTTTTTGCTCATCCTCAGCATTGGCATAACTGAAGGACGTAATCAGCCCCAGCGTGTCCGTAAACTCATAACGGTATTTCACGTTAATCCCGTTCAGATTATCGCTGCCGGGAGCGTTCGTACGGGCATGAAGATACCCCGCGCTCAGTGTGGACTGATGTTCAGACGCCCATGCAGGCGCACCGGATACGGACAGACAGATGGCTGCGGACAAAATGGCTGCACATAATTTACGCATAATTACCTCTCGCTTTTCTGCAATAAAAAAGGCGCCATTTCTGGCGCCCGTATTGGGGTTATAAAATTCAGCTAATCGTGATGCCTGCAGTGGCTTTCTTCATCACAACAACCAGCAAATCGCTGATACTTGCTGTGGGATACCAGCCATTTACCCACCATGCTGATACAGAAAACTCCAGCGTCATGTGGCCGCGACCAGCAGGCATATCAATAACACCACTGTAAACCAGCGTATTATCCATCGCGGTACGGTTATAAATTTCAGCACCGTTTTTCTTCACTATCAGGCGGCATGACGAATAAGTATCGCTGTTCTCCCGCTCATGTCTGGCACCGCTGAAAGCCACCGCCGGAATAACAATCTGCCGGTTAAACGGCTGATCGTCATAAACCCTGACGGTAATGGTTCCTGATGGCCAACGCTTCGGTGCACGGGAGTCACGGGGGAAAGCCTTACCCACTGTTTTAACGAGATCGCCTTCAATCTGGTTTGCAGACAGTTTCCCTCTGATGACACAGTTCTCGTTAATGGTGACATTATTGAGCGTGCCGGTATTCGCCGTGATGGCTCCACTGATATCCGCATTGCGGGCTGTCAGCCTGCCATCCGGCGTCAGGGAAAACGTCGGAGGATTGCCGGATGACGTGATGCTCACCGCAAACAGTCGCTTCAGGAACACGTCGTTCATGAACAGCTGATTCCCCTGCGCCACAAACAGCGGCGTGGTGTTGCCATTCTCCGGGGTAATCATCGCGATACGGTCCGCCTGCAGCAGAATACTGCTCAGCGTCTGACCATCAACATCCTCAATCCCCGCACCAATCCCGGCCACATAGGGAATACCGTTTTTTGTTTTCTGCACCTTCAGCATATACATGGCATTCAGCTCATTGCGCGTGTCTGACTGAACCCGCTGGATTTGCTGTATGGTCACGGCCTGGTCACCCAGTTTTTTATCCGTGGTCGAGGTAATTTCACTCCCTTTTTTATCCACGTACTGGCGGACCTGTGCTATCTGTCGGGCATTTTCTGACTGCCCCTGGCTGACAGTCTGTGAGATTTCACTGCTCACCCGGTCCACTTTCTGGCTCACCTGCGCGATGGCCAGTGTCTGGTCCTCATTCTTTTTCGCAACCAGCTGCGTGAGGCTGTTTTCCGCCTCCCCGATTTTCCGGGTCACTTCTGCGATATCCGTGTCCATCCGCTGACGGATGTCTTCTTCCAGTTGCGTGACCTCCGTACGCAGCGCTGAAGCATCAATGCGCTCTTTCAGTGCCTGGCCCAGAAGCGTCTCATCTATCAGCCCCCGGAAAATTTCCAGATACCCTTCACCATCATTGCTGGGCTGCCCGCTGGCTTCCACAAAAGCAGATTTTCCCACCAGGTTGACGCTTCGCACGTAAAACCAGAAATCCGTCCCCGGCTTAATCCGGCTCCCCTGGACAGTCCACTGACTGCCGGTCCCCAGATAACGGGCAGATTTTTCCACCTGTGCCGTGTTCGTGATGCGTTTTTCTGAGAACCAGAATTCAAACTGTACCGTCGGGTCATACACCGCAAGACGCGGGACCGCCGTTATCTGAAAATACCCCGGCGTCAGCTCAATGGTGGCGGGTTTTGCAGGCGCGTTAATCCGGAAGGTGGTGGTCGCAGGTTCGCCCTGCTGGCCGTAGCTGTTAATGGCCCGCACCGTCAGGGTGTATTCCCCCAGCGGCAGACCACTGAAACGGTGCTCCGTGTCTGCGGTGATGGCGGTGCTCACCAGACGGCTGTCTTCTCCGCTTCCGCTGGTCAGACGCAGACTGAAGCGCACACCCTTCACCACCCGCGGCGTGTCCCATTTCGCCTGTGCCAGATACTGACCGTCAGCTGCACTCACCTCCACCGTCAGGTGCTGCACTGCCGGTGGGATAACGCTGTTCAGGCTGCCTGACTGCGGCTCAAAGCTGGCCCCGTTATCCACGATGGCTTCTTTTTCCGGTACGTGCTGCACCGCCGTGATGGCAAAGGTGCCGTCCGTGTTTTCCCGGATGGAGACACAGCGGAACAGGCGACGGCGCAGTGACGGCAGGGAGAGTCCCCACACCCCGTATGTCTCCACACCATCAGGCAGGGTACTGACCTGTATCCGGTCCGGCGCGGGGTGTTCGGTGATGTCCACACTCACCGGCTTACCACTGCCGTTAATCAGGTTCACCGTGGCGGCACCGGTCTCCGGAAGTGTCACTTCACGGTCCAGCGTCAGGGTGCGGGTGGCAGCATCAATGGACAGGACACGTCCGCCGGTCAGGGTCCCGGCATAGTCGTTATCACAGATTTCAATGATGTCACCGGGTGTGTGCCGCAGCCCCTGAGACCCGAGCGTGAAATCCACCGTCTGCGTTTCCAGCAGTTCGGTCTTTATCACCCACAGTCCGGCACGGTGGGCCTGACCGCGGCTGGTACAGCCGAACGCGTCCATCTTCAGCAGGTTGCGTCCGTAGCGCAGTATGGCTTCCGGGTCTTCCACCAGTTCCGTGGAGGTCTGCCAGCCGTTCTGCGGGTCGGTGTAATTCACCTCCACCGCCGTGTGCCGGTCCTTCAGGGCACTGAAGCTGTAGCGGAATCCCACGCCGTTATCATCCACCACCACATCGCTGCTGGTGTACGGCCACACCACATCCGACGGGCGGTCCTGAACGAACGTCAGCGTCTGACCGTTCCATACCGGCATACAGCGCATCGCAGAGCAGAAATCACTGAGAACGTCCCACGCCTTACGCTGTTGTGCCAGGTACGCATTAAAGGTCATCCGCGGCTCGGTCCCCCCGAAACCATCCGGGACCGTCTGGTCGCAGTACTGCCCGATGGCATACAGCGCCCACTTGTCCACATCCGCCGCCCCCAGACGTTTTCCCATGCCGTAGCGCGGGTGAGTCAGCATGTCCCACAGACACCAGGCCGGATTGTTGCTGTATGCCGGTTTCAGACTGCCGTCCCAGATACCACTGTACGTGCGTTTTTCCGGGTCATAGTTTGACGGCACCTGAATGATGCGACCGCGGATATGGTAGTTCACCGTCATCTGCTGGCCGCCGAACTGCTCCGCATCCACCTGCAGCCCCACAATGGCCGTGTTCGGGTAGCACTGTTTCACATCGATGATTTCAGTGTACGATGACCAGAGCGTTCTGTTCTGCAACTGGTCCGTGGTGCTGTCCGCCGTCTCCCGGACCATCCGGATGTTAAAGGGCCGGGGCGGCAGATTATCCAGAATCACCGAGGCCAGGAACTGCGAGGTGGTCTTGCCGTTAATGGTGACATCCTTTTCCGTCACCCAGCGGCCATTACGCTGTAACTGAATCAGAATCCGGACAGAGGAAGGATTACGGTCGCCCTTTGACGTGGTCTGCACCAGTGACTGCACCCCGAAGGTAACCCGCAGGCGGTCAATGTTCGCGGACGTAATGGTGCGCGTCACCGGTTTTGCCTTCGTCACTTCCACGCCCAGTCCGGTTTCAGCTCCGGAGGACTCAAAGCCTTCCGGTGGTGTCTGCTCCTGCTCCCCGGCACGCCAGACCGCAGTCACACCGTGTATCACGGGATTACCGTCCGTGTCCGTCAGCGGGGTTTTGTTCACCAGAATACTCTGCAGTCCCTTCACCGGACCTTCTATCGGTCCCTCACCAATCGCATCAATCACACTCATCATCTGCGTGGATTTGAGATTATCCTTCGCCTCACGAGGCGTGTGTGCCTTACCGCCACCTTTTCCCATACAGCCTTCCCCTGAATAAATTAACCGCCACTTGCCATTCCGTACAGAAGTCGGATATCCTTCGCCCGAAAAGCATGAAACACATTTCTGCCATGCTAAAGAGAAACCCCGGTATCAGCAGATACCGGGGTTTTCTTTCATGCCCACCGATAATCCTGTTGGTTAAAACCGGTAATGGCATAAAAATTCTGAATATCTTCACATTTTCACAAACTGACTGTGGCGCGTATAATTTCTCTGCGTTAATTTTTTTGTCGTGATATAAGAATAATTCCTTACACTTAATCTTCGTAACTCTCCCGCAGTTCCTGTCCGCGATCACTGCGGGATTTTTTTATTCTTTTTACCCCTGCCGCCCGATAACCACGACCTTTCCGCCCCCGCCTTCATCACGGGTGCTGATGTCCTGGGATATACGGCGGGAGCCAACCAGCATTTCCCCGTAAGGCACCGGCATCGGGTTCCCCTGGGCAATCATGTTATCCAGTGAGGAAAAGTACGTGTTCTGTCTGCCGTTATCCGTTGCGCGGTAATCCGGTGTTTTTGCCTTCGGGGCCAGCATCTGGGCCACACCGCCCAGTATCATGCTGGCCCCCAGTGAAAACAGCATCGTGGTGGCAGAAAAACCGCCGGCACTCAGGGCTGTACCCCATAACACCATCGAGGCACCGGCCGTGAAGAAAGAGCCCACGATGGCTGCCGCCCCCAGCACAATCTGCAGTCCACCCTTTCCGGCCCCGGCCAGTCGCGGCACAATGTGGATGACCGTTCCCTCACCCAGCTGTTCGTGAAGACGGGCGTACACCGCCTCCGGTGCCGTGTCATCACCGGCAATACGTATCTGGTACCAGCCTTCGTTCATCTGACGGCGAAAGCCCGGCATCTGCATCGACAGGGCGCGAATGGCTTCCGCTGCCGTGTTCACATACAGGCTGAGGCGGCGGCCAAATCGTTGTAAATCCCCGTAAAGGCGGATGCGTGCCAGTGGCGGTGACGCCAGACAGAATGCGTTCGTCGTTGCCATTTTTCGGAATACCTCTCCCGTTTACTCAGTTGTTCAGGCAGATGGTGAAGCAGCTCACCGTTGCCGCAGTAAATGGCGGCATGGTTCGGTACCGAAGCACCAAAGCAGCACAGCAGAATATCGCCCGCCTGTGCAGAGGACAGGGGCACCCGGTAAAAGCCGGTGACCGCCATATTGTCCAGGTAAAGGTTCTGACCGTTGCGCCACCAGTCATCCTCGCGATGAAAATCCGGCATTTCAGTCCCCGCCAGATGATAAGCATCCCGGAACAGCGTGTAACAGTCCGTCACCCCGTGCTCAAAGCGCCGTCCTGTCAGATGTGGCACACAGCGGAATTTGTGAATGTCACCCCGGCAGACCAGCCACCAGGGCAGGGCACTCTTTATCTGCAGCCGCCGGTCCGCCTCGCTCAGCCAGGGCAGACCACCGGGATGACTGTGGACCAGCGCCACAATCTCCCCCTGCATCTCTGCCCGCAGCCAGTCTTCCGGTGCGATACGAAAATACGCCTCCGGCTCCGCGGAAATATTCACACAAGGGATATACCGCTCCCCCTCCGGCGTGCTTATCACGAAGCCGCACGACTCCGCAGGCGCACACCGCCGGGCATGCGCCAGAATCGCTGATTCAGTCTGTGTCATAAACCGGGATTTACTGCGAAAGTTTATTAATGGAAAGGAAACCGCCAAAATTGCCGACATTCCTGCGCAGTTCACACCCGCGCATGCACTTGCTGCATCTGTCCTTACGGATATCCGTGGTGGGTTTATCGAACTCATCCGCCACAGCCCCGCCCGTGTAACCACACTCATCAGAGCGGTAGGTCCACATACAGGTGTTCGCCAGCATGATACGACCGGGAAACAGCGCCCCGTCCGTCTCGGTCGGTGTGGCCAGCACAAACGAGGCCGTCATGGCTGTCAGCTGCGACATCTGCTCCACCACCCAGCGGTCACTCAGCTCCTGCTCCGGGTCCGCCTCCGGATTGCCCGCAACGAAATTCACCGCATCCAGAAAACGGGCATACACCCGGCGGCGGACCACCGTGGCCCCCACCAGACTCTGCAGGTCTTCCGCCATCCCGGTGACCAGACCAAACAGATTGGACACCGTCAGCGATGGTCTGGCACTGCTGCCCTTCCCGTTCATCTCAAAGCCACTCCCCTCAATCGGGTACGCCTGATATTCACGCCCCTGCCAGGTCACCGGCTCCCCTTTTTCATTCAGCTCATTGCAGAAAAAATACCGCTCACCGCCCTGCACCGTCAGGTCGATTTCCCAGAGTACCACCCGCGGTGACTGCTCTGACTTAACCGACTCGTTCAGACTTTCTTCGTGAATATCCTGCATCAGTTCACCACCTGCTTAAACTCCGCGCTGAACTCAACGCGCAACATCCCGACCCGCGCAGACCACCCGGCACAGGTCACCTTTATCTGCCGGTATGCATAGGGTGGCTTCCACAAAAATGCCTTCCAGCCACCGTGCTCTGCCAGAAACGCTTCCAGATGCCGGGCCTCCTCCCGGGTCACGGAAAGCGTCACCCTGTATGTTTTCAGGTCAGCATTCAGCCCTGCCGCCATACGCTGTGAGTACCCGTCACCAAAACGCACTTCACGCACCGATGGCTGCGAGTTCACCTCCATATCCGGCTTCACTTTCCAGCGAAAGGTTTTCATCGCCTGCCTCCGGAAAATACGCCGCCATCACGCATCTGCGCCTGAATCTCATCCTGCGCACCTTTACGGGCCATCTCATACACCGCTTTCATCAGCTGCGGCCCTGCCCGCCCGTTGGGGCCGTCGTTCTGAATCACCACGTGATTGTTCTGATTAAAATTAATGCCTTCCGCCCGCCGCATCTGCGCCGGACTTCCGGCACCGCCGACATAACCACCTTCCGCATAGCCCCGCATCAGGCGGTACAGATTGCCGACACCAATCCGGCTGGTCGCCTCCTTCGTGAAGACAAACTCCCCGCGATGAACAATCCCCGCAGGTTCATATTTACCCCCCGTCCCCGTAAATCCCCCGGTCGCGAAATGGAAGTTCGCCGCCGCAGCCTGAATGGCCGTCCCCGTGGAGGCAGACGCACCACCGAAAGCACCGCCAATGGCGCTGCCGATACTCCCGACTATCCCCACCATCGCCTGCTTCAGAAAAATCTCTGTCAGCATGGACAGCACAGAACGGGTGAAACCACGCCAGTTCTGTTCGCTGCCGGTCAGCATCGCTGCCATATTCTGTGCAATACCGTCAAAGGTCTGCGTGGCAGCACTTTTTACCTGCGACATACTGTCCGTGGCACTCTCTTCCCACTCACTCCAGCCGGACCTGAGGCCTGCCATCCAGTTCCCGCGAAGCAGGTCTTCAGCCGCCCAGGTCTTTTTCTGCTCTGACATGACGTTATTCAGCGCCAGCGGATTATCGCCATACTGTTCCTTCAGGCGCTGTTCCGTGGCTTCCCGTTCTGCCTGCCGGTCAGTCAGCCCCCGGCTTTTCGCATCAATGGCGGCCCGTTTTGCCCGTTGCTGCTGTGCGAATTTATCCGCCTGCTGCGCCAGCGCGTTCAGGCGCTCCTGATACGTAACCTTGTCGCCAAGTGCAGCCAGCTGGCGTTTGTACTCCAGCGTCTCATCTTTATGCGCCAGCAGGGATTTCTCCTGTGCAGACAGCTGGCGACGTTGCGCCGCCTCCTCCAGTACCGCGAACTGACTCTCCGCCTTCCACAAATCCCGGCGCTGCTGGCTGATTTTCTCATTTGCTCCGGCATGCCTCTCCAGCGTCCAGAGTTCAGCCTGAAGCGTCAGCAGGGCAGCATGAGCACTGTCTTCCTGACGATCGCCCGCAGACACCTTCACGCCGGACTGTTTCGCCTTTTTCAGCGTCGCTTCATAGTCCTTTTTCGCCGCCGCCATCAGCGTGTTGTAATCTGCCTGCAGAATTTTCCCGTCCTTCAGTGCCTTGTTCAGTTCTTCCTGACGGGCGGTATATTTCTCCAGCGGCGTCTGCAGCCGTTCGTAAGCCTTCTGCGCCTCTTCGGTATATTTCAGCCGTGATGCCTCAGACTCGGCCCAGTCCTTTGCTGCCATCTCTCTGGCCTTTTCAAGATCGGCCTGCAACGTGGCGGCTGAAAGCCCAAGTTGCGCATTCGCTCTGTCCTCCCATGCTCCCCGGAGATTGGCAAGAAATGCGGATGTTTTACCGCGCCGGTGGCTCCGGCTCTGATACCACTGCCATTTTTTGTCCGCCTCATCAAAAGCCTTTTCTGCTTTCTCCAGCATTTCCCGGGCAGTGTCCGGGCGACCAATATCCAGCACCGAATCCCACATGGATTTGAATGCCCGTGCTGTCCTGTCTGCCCAGGTCTCCAGCGTGCCCATGTTCTCTTTCAGGCGGCGGGTCTGGTCATCAAACCCTTTCGTTGCGGCCTCGTTCGCCGCCTGCAATGCCCCGGCTTCATCGCCGGAACGCTGCAACTGAGCAACATACGCAATCTGCTCCGCCGTCACGTTATGGAACTGGCGTGCCATCGCCGTCAGCCCCGACGTCGGGTCTGTGGTCAGCTTCCCGAAGGCTTCAGCGACCTTGTCCACCTCCACGCCGGATGCAGAGGAGAAACGCGCCACACTCTGGCTGATGGACGCAATCTGAGCCTCACCGCTTACCCCCGCCTTAACCAGTGCGCTGAGTGACTCGCTGGTCTGGTTAAACGTCAGCCCTGCCGCCTGCCCGGCTCTGGACAGGGCCAGCATACGATCTGCCGTCAGTCCCGCCTGATTGCCGGAAAGGACCAGCGTTTTGTTGAAATCGGACAGGGTTGAGTTGCCCTGATACCAGGCATACGCCAGCGCACCGGTCGCCACCGCCAGCGAGGTGGCCCCCACCATCGGCAGGGTGATCGCACCGGCAAGCCCCCTGAACATGGGGATCATCCCGCCGAAGGAGTCCTTCACCTGCCCCCCCTGTTGCAGCAGGATCAGCCACGGACTTTGCCCGCCGGCAAGCTGCGTGGCCACGTCGGTGAACTGTGCAGGCAGCATACGCATGGCGGCTTTATACTGCCCGACGGAAATCCCCGCTTTCTGTGCAGCCAGCGCCTGTCGGCTCAGCGACTGTTCAACGACTGCCGCTGTTTTTTTCGCATCACTTTCCGTACCGGAAAAATGACGCCTGACTCTGGCCATCTGCTCGTCAAATCTGGCCGCATCCAGACTCAAATCAACGACCAGATCGCCTACCGGTTCAGCCATACCGGACTCCTCCTGCGATCCCTTCTGATACTGTCATCAGCATTACGTCATCCTCCGTCATGTCCGCCACATCCGGGGAAGCGGGGATAACTTCATTCCCGTCCGGGCCAAAGCGGACACCTCCGGCAAGCCCTGCCGCTTTCTGCATCAGCACATCATCTTCAGGCTCTTCGTCAGCCTCGCGCCGGTTCAGCAGACTGAAATCCAGCGGATGCATATCCGGATCGCTGAAAAACAGGCTGAGCACGGTGTACGTCAGCCCGGAAAAGTGCATATCCAGCAGAACATCATGAAAATAATGGGTACTGTAAAAGCGGTGCCAGTCGGCATACTCCGTGGATGACATCCCGGCAAGCATGGCACGCCAGTCGGGTCGCCCCATCTCACGCGCCAGTTTCAGGGCAAAACTCAGCTCACCGTCGAACACTTTCCCGCAGAAACAGGCTCTGCGGGCCCGGCGTCCTCTGTCTGTTCAGGGGCATTATTCACCACAAACTCATACATACCAGACAGCCGGTACACCACGTTTTCAGCATGAGAAATTGCCTCCGTGGGCCAGGTGGTAAGCACTTCCTGCTCAATCTGTTTAACGGCTTCATTCATGGACGGCATCTGCGTCTTCTGCGGATGGTTATGCCACAGGGACATCGCCACCAGAAACGCGCCGGTTCTGATGGCGTCTTCCACAGTAAACTTCCGGTTGCTGTCTGACTCCGCCTGTTCTGCCTGCCGTTTCATCAGGGCGAGATGCTCAATGCGCTGCAGGGCTGACAGTTCAGAAAGCGTGACGGTCACACCGTTATGTTCAAATGATTCGGTTTTCAGGAACATCGCTGACTCTCCGGATTAACTGGCGGTGACGGTAATTTCTGCAACCGCAGCAAACTCACCATTACCGGATACGACCGGAATGTTGACCTTACCTGCAGCAACGCCATTCACGGTGATGGTCATACCACTGACCGACACGGTAGCTTTTGTTTTATCCGCTGACACCGCACGGAAGCTCTTGTCGGTTGCGCCTTCCGGCTGGAATGCCACGGTCAGCGTGGTGCTCTTCCCTTTCACTACGGAAGCGCTGGCTGGCGTCACGGTCATACCGGTTGCCGCCGTCACCGTACTGTGTTCTTCTGCCATTGACGGACGACCCACATTGGTGACCTTCACCGTACGGGTGATCACTTCCTTTGCCGTCACCGCCTTACCGATGCTGCTGACCCAGCCACGGAACACATCGACCGTGCCGTTCGGGAAGCGGATTTTATAGGCACGGGTATCACCTTCATTAAACCACGCCAGCAGCGCCTGCTGCCCCTGCTCTCCGGGCATCCACGCCAGCGTGAAGCTGGTATCTCCGGCAGATTTCTGCCCCTGCCCGGTCGCAGTCCAGTCTGCATCTTCATCATCGAGATAGCTGTCGTCATAGGACTCAGCGGTCAGTTCGCCGGGCGTCAGGTCTTTAACTTTTGCCAGACGCGACCAGTCAACGTCTGAAAGCGGGTTCGCATAAGGGTCACCGCTCCCCTTATAAACCCACAGGGTGGTCCCGGCACCTTTCACCGGCATTACAGGATTTGGTACAGGCATAGCGTCCTCACATTTCATAGGTAATGACATAAGTCAGATCGGCTGAACTCC